AGTCCGAACTACACTGTTCTATTCGAATACCTTGTGTTTTAAGGTATAGTCGGATGCCTCTAGCGGCGACAGTGGCGATTCTTTGTACGATTCTCTCAGAAGAAGGCTTATTTGCCAAATACAAGTTGGCAAATCTAAGCCACTCAACAATGCATTTTGATGAATTTCCAACAAAAACTCCTCGCCCATAAGTTTCTTCCAAAACCTGTCGCACGATTCCAAAGAATATCGAGAAATCCGATTCTTCTGATTTGATGCTCCAGTAGCCGTAGCTTCGTAAGCTATTCGTTGAAAGGATGTCGCCCAGGAGGTTAAGATCGACCTTTCTCCTATAGCACAGAACTCTGACATCCTGTACAAATGCCAATATACGCTCTGAGCTGAAAAATCCACAAAATCCGGTTCCCTTATCTCCTTCAGCCCCGCTATGATAGAAATCGCAACATCGGCAGCCCTTTTCGGGATTTCTCTGTAGGCCGCTTGATTCAACAGCCTCTCGACTTCGTTCAGCATGTCGCTCACCAACCACTGCTGTTTCTCTAAAACTTCGCTCCCCCACTTCTCCAGGAAGACGTTGTATTGCCGCAGCTGAGAAAGCCGGTAGGCTAGCATGGCTCTCGATATTGGTATGGCTGGTCTGAGATTTTTCTTCTGTCTCTCCGACATTACTTCCTTGCAGTATTCCCTCGTTGGAGTTTCCAATGGATGTAACCAGTATTCGTCGAAGTCTAGTGGCGCAATATCTTTCCACCCAGCGATATCGTTTAGCGTAGTATGGGTCACCTCGGTGTTCCTCCAAAATCTTCATTAAATAATTTCTTAAGTTATTTAGATTACTTTCAGATGGATACCCCTTAAGATCTTCCCTTTTGAATTCCATAGACTCTGAAAAGAATTTATGAGCAGGGCCTTGGCGAGAAGGAGTAGCATTAACACGTCCTTCTTTTATCCAAGTGTTAAGGTGTTTGCTGTGGTAGAACCCTCTAGACATGGATACAGACGAAGTAAAGTCAACATAATCCAATAGTTCAGAGAAATGCTTTGAGATTACACCAAGCTGTAAGTCTCGGTAGTAATCTGGAGGCAGTGTGGAATCTACAACATAAACCATATGGTATCCAGAGTAGGATTGAACGAGCATCGGCTTGCTCGAATTAAGCTCTTGACAAAATCCATTGAAACAATGTTCAATGGTATCACGTTCTGAGCATTTGTCAAAATCAATAATACAGACTGTTTGACGAGTATTACTCTGGACTTTCTCCACTCTTCCCCTTTTAACGACAATGGTAGGTATGTTGTAGAAAAGCAGCAATTGCTCTTCTTTTGGTCTGTTCTGAAGATAGTCGAGTTCATCTAAACTTATTCGTGAGGTAAGCAGCTTGGTTTGTGTGTATCTGACCTGGAATGGGAAATAGCAAAATCGAAATGATCTTCCTTGAGCCTTTTTCATATGTTATCTCCAATACACCGTTTAGACATGGCTTTCTAACAAAGAACGTATTAAATACTTCGCTCCCTTTAAGACAACTGTTCACCACTATTAGTGTTATTTCCCTCATAAGTACGGATACCCATCCAGAAGCCCCTTGCTGTCGGTTTAAAAACCCAGTATCAGGCAAAAATGTTTACTTAGCAACCCTGTATTCTTGTAGTAAGAGTAGGAGGACGAAGATGGCATCAAGAGTTTTTCTAGAAGACCTATACGAATCCCTGGAAATAGAGGAACCACTTGAATTTGAGAAGAAAATCTATAACTTTGAGACTCAATCAATCAGGCCCTACGTCATCTACACCCAGCCACTAGATGACGCCAGCTTCTATGCTTTAAATTCTCCACACATTAGGTTCTTGGCCTTTACAGCACACTAACCGGCTGCTACACTTCTCGTTGCAACAAACACAAGGAGAAGTTATGCAATCAGAGACGTTCATGGGAAAGCCGCTAGCCTGTTGTTTCCATGCTCACTCAGATGTAGGCAGCTTAGATGGTTCCTCAACAGTTGATGTCATGGTTCAGCGAATGAAAGAGGTCGGCATGAGCCATGTGACCTTTACTGAGCATGGAACCCTAAACAGTGCTGCCTCAGCCTATAGAAGTGCGACGAAACATGGTCTTAAGTGCATACATGGAGCAGAGGCTTACTTATACTGGCCTGACGACAAGTATGGGGAAACTAAGACCTACCACATTACCATCTTCTTTAAGACCAAAGAAGCTTACGAGATGTACTGTAAGCTCACTCCTCTCATGTATACCAAACCACGGTTAAAGGTGGCCTTTGGAGATGCTAAGGGCTGTATCTACTGGGAAGACTTCTTGCAATTAGTTGAGAAGGGCATAGTCGTTGGAACAGCCTGTATTGGCGGGTGGCTCAACGGGCCAATTATTGAACACGGGGACATCGAAGAAGCCAGAAAACGACTAGATCTAATGATCGCTACCCTCGGGGTAGAGAGTATATATGACGAATGGATTGTTGATGACCTAACCAGCGATATCCAGAAAACAGATTCTGGTCTGATTAATGTAGTAAACGAAATCAAACCATGGTTCAGTCACCCTGACGTCATACGAGAAAGCAACAGAATACGTTGGGAGTGTGTAACCAAACCTGCGGGTATAAAACGTCTAGCTTCTCAAGACGCTCATTATGCCCAAAAAGAAGACAAACTGATCCAGGACAACAAACGCTACGGTTCTGACTGGATCATGAGTTTCTATCAACATATTAAGGGTGCGAAGGAATATTCTGAGCTAGCGAAAACCACCCAAGGTCTTAGTGAGTATGAAATTTCTGAGCTAATAGACAACACCCACCTATTTGCCTCTCAATTTGGCTCCTATTCGTTTCTAACGGCCAAGGAGAGGGGTTTCCTCATACCAGAGTTTAATGGCGACAGGAGAGCCGAAATCTACTCTAGAATGGGAAAAATAAATCGCATTGACCTAAGCAATGAAATATACCGTCAACGACTAGAGTATGAAATGAATGTGCTCAGTTCAAGCCCGTTACTGGACGGTTTAAGTTACATGCTATTGGCTAATGATATTGCGCTGTTAGCTAAAGAAAACGGAATACTTGTAAACTGCCGTGGCTCTGCTGGAGGATGTTTACTGGCCTTTGGCCTTGGAATCTCAGTGACTGACCCTATTCCCTATGACTTGCCCTTTGAACGATTTTTGACAGAGGGGAGGCTTAAGGCCATGACCCCTCCAGATATTGATATTGATATATCTGATAAAGATAAACTGTTAATGCTTATGAAGAAGGTGTACGGAGATAGGATGTTGCCTATTTCCACTGATACCCTACTTAAGCCTCGTTCAGCCATGAAAGACATTGAGCGGTATAAATTCGGCAAAGTGCGTCAATCAACAGAAATCCTGACAAAGACAATGCCTAGTGTGCCCCAAGGAATGAACGAGTCAGACTGGTTGCTAGGCTATGAAGACGATGAAGGTACTCATGTTCCTGGTGAAATTGAGAGAAACCCCGCATTACAGAAGTACGCCAATGAAAATAAAGAGATTTGGTCTCTAGTGACTCGAATGTGCGGGGTAATGAGGCAAAAGGGAATCCACGCATGTATATGCGGTGATACCCCGGTATTCAGTGACGGAATGGTGCAGTTATTACGAAACGCCAGATTGAGCGAAGGTAAACCGATATCAGTCTGGTCGACTGGAGTTAAACCTACGATTTCTCTTGTTCTTAACAATGGAATTTGTCTGACCTGCACTAGCGATCATCGACTAATCCTTAAAGATGGCAGAGAAGTGGAAGCACGGCATTGTCTTGGTGAAATTGTGGACTATAGGCCCTTTGGAAAATTTGACGGCGAGTTTGAACCAGGTGAAAGCGAAGCGTTTGTTGCTGGCTGGCTGCTAGGGGACGGATCAGCCAATAAGGGATATTTTACTCCAGGGAAAGACGATGAACCTCGCGATATCTTTATCCATTGGCTTACTACTAATAATATCAAGTTCTGGTTCGATTCGAGAAGAAGGGATGTCATACATTTCGGCAAAAACAACTTTCCTGATTGGATGAAACAGCCTTCTAGAATTTTTAATAGACGCTTCCATTCGGAATTTTGGTCTATGACCGCCTCAGCGCAGAAAGCGTATGTTAGCGGCTTCATGAGCGCAAACGGTTGGTGTCTTTCAACGAACGGAAAAATAGCAGCTAAATCGGTTTCCATCAATCTTATATCAGATTTAGCTACTTACATGAATTCCCGAAATCTCTCTACCTGTTTGATAAAACAAAAAAGTAAAGAAATTCAATGGCATAACGGCAAATACGTTTCAAAAAACGCCTACACTCTTGAAATAGGCAAGAAATTCTATTCTACTGATGTGTTTGAATTTAAGCAACGATACAAACAACAAAACTTAGAAGCCAATTTCTCACCAGAAAGAACAAGATGCTGGAGCAAAACTCACCAGAGAAAAGATATTTATGTCAAGGAAATACAGACTGGCCCTACTACTGAAGTATTCGACTTTAACGAGCCAAAAGAAAACAAGGGGTACATCGGAGGAATTCTAGTACATAATTGCGCCGTCCTAATATCTCCAGAACCTATTCACAATATCATGCCAGTATATCGAGTCGGCGGAGTTAATGGTGAATTAGCTACCGGATTTGGGCCTAAAGACGTGGAATACGTTGGTGGTCTTAAGGTTGATATCTTAAGAGTATCAGCACTAGAGACGATCCATCTTTGCAATGAAAAGATAAGAGAACGAGGCGGTGAACCTCTTGAATGGGGTGAATATCCACATGTAGACGAGGTTTACCAGAAGGTCTATTGGCCGGGGGCTACCGAAGCGACATTCCAGACAAAAACCACGGGTATTACGAATTTGTGTTTACAGACTAAGCCGTGCTCAATTAAGGATTTGTCAAATCTCATAGCTCTGTACCGACCTTCTTCGCTTGATTGGGAATTCAATCAGGACGGCTTTAAGGGAAATGCTGTTGAATACTATATCCAGATAGCCCAAGGAAAAGTTAGCCCATTCTACGTTCATCCTGATATTGAACCTATATTTAAGGAAACTCTAGGTGTACCCATCTACCAAGAGAGTGTGCTTAGAACTTTCCGGGATATTGGAGGAATGAGTTACGAGCAAGCTGAAATGGTGCGGCGAGCTATTGGCAAAAAGGACATGAAACTTCTATCTGAAGCATTTAACACCTTAGCTAAGAAATGTGAAGAACGTGGCTGGTCAGAAGATCAAATATCAGGACTTAAGGCGATGATATTGGCTAGTGCTCGGTATTCGTTCAATAAGTCTCACTCTGCTTCATACGGCATTGTGTCTTATGCAACAGCTTATCTTAAACACTTCTACCCGCTAGAGTTCTGGTGTGCAGAGCTTACGGTTGAAGCTGAAGAAGAAGATAAGATTCGTAAGTACGCTACGGTATTGGGTGATCTAGTCGTACAGCCTCAGGTTGGTGTCTCTCACTATAAGGACTGGCTAATACAGAATGAAAAACTCATAGCTCCCTTGGTAACTATTAAAGGCTGCGGTACGGCTCTAATGGAAGATCTCAACGTACTAATCGAAACAGAAACCCTAGAAGAACTGAACTTGCTCCCCAAGCCCATAAAAGAGAAAAAGCCTTCCAAAAGGAAGGCTGCTTTACCTAAAGAAAATACCCTACCGCTTTAGTCTCGTTGCCAAGGCTTAAGGGCTTTACGGAGAGAAGCGATTCTATCTGGAAAGCTCTTTTTAGTCTTAAGATCAAGAGTCTTCATGTTAGGATCTTCTTGCTTCCGTCTAACTTCTCTCATCTTGTCTATCCGACTTTTTATCGGTTCAGTCGAATCTTGGAAGATACTTTCAGCCTTACCTTCTGGACTATTCGGTCGGCTGAGTGTATGTGGCTTAGCCTCCTCGCCAGTCTGAGAAGAGAACTGGGTCACAAAGTAGTTGTGCAGATTTGCCTGTGCTGAAGGTGTAATCGTAGAGAATCTTGTAGGATCAGATTCTCTCAATATCTGCATAGCATATTTAGCCTTAGCGTCAGCCCCATGAATTGGATTCTGTTCATGTACCTTGTTGACGATGTTTTCCAAAGTCTGATTAGTCTGATCATCCCAAGAATTCTGCTTGACTGTATCCATTCGCTCACCACCAGCCGTTACTCTGGGTTTGCCCATGATTCGCTGCTGGCCAGTGGATTGTGCGCCAGTGACTTTAGCCTGAGTTGCAAGGCTCTGTTTAGTCGCGGGGTCCAGGGCAACAGCAGGTGCGACTTCTGGCATGTTCTTAAATTTATCAAGGTAGGAAGTCAAGAACTTAGCTGAAGGATGGTTTTGGTCAATGCTGTCGCTTTGCATTACAGCAGGTAACGCCTGAGATGCAGTAGATACAATATTCATGAAATGCTGATGATCTTTAGGACTTGCTTGTCCAGTTTTTATCTTCTGATCCAGATCTCTTTTGCTTGTCTTAATAATATCTCGAACTTGTTCAGTTTTTAAGGCGGAAGCATTCCGTTCTGCTTTTTGCCTGAGAGCGTCTCTAGTTCTTATGATATTGGGGTGTAGATTCACCTCTTTAGTGGGCATAGAAGTCACTGCATCAAATAGCTCACGGTCTTTGCCAGTTAGGAAGTTCTGTGCATGGCCAACATCCATGAAAGAATTGAATCCAGTAGACTTCTTGTGAGTATCTTGGTCGGTTACCTCTCTAAAGGAATTGTCGCCATTCGCAAGGTAATGACTATGGAGTAAGTTGGCAACTTTTCCAAATTTATCCCAAGCACCGTGAACGTCCGTAGCCTGTAGCGTCTTAAGAGACTCGCTCATTTGTTGCGGATTAGCTTCAGGAGAAACCACGGTTCCTCCAACTTTTCTTGCTTCAACGAAATCTTTAGGCTGAGTGGTTTTGTCGGGTGTAATGCGATTCATGATTTGGCCAGTTTGTGGATCTCGGAACTGTCGCCTTCTCTTTTCGAGAAAAGCGTTAATCCTTTCTTTATCAGATCCACCCAGCTTTGGGTTTATGCCAGTCTCTTTCCTTTGTAGGCGATTCCAATCTGAAAGAAGTCTTTCTTGGTTTCCATCTGGAGATGGTTCTGCACCAGTCGGGGTATACGCAGGCATCTTGAGAGCTTGGTCGATTGCTGATATAGCGGCTCTATGATTCTGAGAACGGTCTTGGTCTCTAAGGCGCGGGTTAGCCTGTGGAGAATTGCTCATTCTATGCGAATTAGTTGTCTGATGGAGTACGCTGTCAAGTAACCCCTTGAAAGTCTGGTGTTCGCTGTAGGGGTTCTTGCCAGCTGTACGGGCTTCCTCATGGGCAGCCACGATAGACTGTAGCTGTTTTCCTGGATTGCCCTCTCCTGAAGCTTCGTTCATTGCGCTAGGCCGAACTCTCATACTAGGAGATTGACGCTGTATTCTCGGATCATATGGAGCCTGGATTTCTTTAGGAGAAGGGACGACTTTGCCTCCAGCCTCTTCTTTAGCGCCAGTATAGGGTAACGGTAATCTATTTCTAGCTGTTTGGTCTTTTCTGTTCATCCTGTCAATATCGGGACGAGTGTCCTGTCTAGCTGTTGGTCCAGGCTTTGGCTTATTGGGACGATCAACAATAGGAGCATCCGGTTCAAGAGGAAGAGCAACACCAGGAGCTGTCGAACCTGCTCCCTCGGACAATTCTCTAATCCGTTGAATAGCAGGATGTTCTGAGGGAGCAGAGGTGGGAGCCTGGGGTTGAACGGGCCTTACTGTACCTTTTGGCAGTGTCCTCTGATTAGGGACAAAATCCCCATATTCTGCTCCAGGAACAGCAGCGACCTGCTCCATCTTCTTTCTTTGACCTTCACCGAATTCTCTTTTTTCTCTATCTTGTGTGGCTTTAGCCCCCTGATGGTACGCCTTTGCATCCGGTACACTTTCTCCCCCTGGAAAGTCAGTGGGATCATACACTTCCGAAGGGTAGTACCCCTTTTTTCTTGGTACAGAACGATCCACATGTGTCGGTTTAGTCTGATCCTCTGTAGAACCATCCCAATCCTTAGGTTTTGGTCCTTGACTATAATTCCAGCGAGGCTTGACTTTAGGTGCTTTGGTGTCGTCAGGTGTATTCGCCTTAGTCAATATTCCGCGCATTTTGCTTATTCGGTTTCTCATGTTAAACCTCCATCTTACATAAATGGGTCAGCGGTTCTGGCTCGATAGAGGTCGAGCATACTGAATCTCTCGCTACAAGCAGTGCAACGGTTGGGTAATCTGGACTTCATGAACAGCTTTGCCTCACCGCAATTCCAGCACTTCACCACTGTAGCTTGGTCTATCGGTTCTCCTGATTTTAACAAATCCTTAAGATCACTGAGAAGTTCCGACTTTGCTAGTAGTCGCTGCTCTTGAGATGGCAGATTATAGAAATGCTTTCTTCCGGCTATTGAATCTTTGTAGTGTTCCGGCAATTTCTTAATCTCGAAGGATTTAGTTAGATCGATTGCAGGAAATACTATGCACTCGGTATTACATGGCTTCACTGTAAGAGAAGCAGCAATAACCTTGGTTTTAGACAAGAGTTTATCTTTTCTTTCTACTGTGGCCCCCTCTACGGAAAAACCTACAGGAAAGCCAGGATTCTGTGCAGAGTATTTAATAAGACCTTCAGCAGCAGAAGCGTTTGGATGTTCTGGTGTAGCTAATGAGCCGTAAATATAGATAAAAGGCTTCTTGACTCGATTCCAGCATTTTATTTCAAACTGGTCTTCACAGTCTTGAGATTTGTAGATTTTCTTGGCCTTCTTAACTTGACCAAGAATGTCAAAACATCTATCTGACTTATGTTCATCATTGATGAATCTTAAATCAGAGATATCAGCCCCATCTATACTCAGCACCTCACCGACACGGTCAGGAGTCTCGGTTGCTAGAATTCCGTAAATGTCAAACATTGGATGCCTCGCATAAAGAATCGTTAGTTCTAAAGCGAATTATAGATTCCATAACGAGGCCGAACGATAATCTTATCTCTTTCTATTTGATGAACACATTCTTTCCAGGATTGGATCGTAGTCTTCATGGAGGCTATTGCGCTTAGGCTTATCGTTACGGATGGGCGTTACGTTGTTCTTGACTAGTTCTACTTTAGGATACTTGGAGGCAATGTAATCCTCTTCTGCTTTCTGGACTCTTTCGTCATTCTGGTATTTGTCTCTAGAGATTCTTCTAGCCGGAAAAAAGCGACCATCGCTTTGTGGGCATAGGCAAGTCTCTCCGAGCAGTAGACCTTCAAACAACCATTCAAATCTATGGTCTACTATCAGGGTTTCCTCTTGTTCTTCCCAGATGAAGGTAGCAACACCGTCTTTTACTCCGATTAGCATACCAAGGGGATCACAGTCTTTGCCGAGTTCATCACAAACAGTACCAGAGACAAGTTCATAAATCTTATCTTCCTGGTCCTTTGTGGACACGACTAGATAAAGAGTTTCACCAGATGATTCATCGTACACCCAATATGTTGACTGTCTTAGCATTTTGGCTGGCCTCCCAGTTTTTGTTTTGCCGTCTTCATTATCAGGGAGAGTAGACTCAAAGAGAAGATAATAATTACGAGTATTACTTAGGAGATAATGGTATGTCTATCGACCCTAACCGACTATCCGGTACAAAAGATCCGTCTGAAGCACAGACGATACCTACGGGGGTCTATCCTCCTGGACCATATTCTCCTGCCGGTGTCTTCAGTAACGATGTTCACGACAATCTATTGAAGAGCAAGGGATTTAAAGCGATCCACTATCGACATGCTCTTAATCCCATACGTCGTACACCCGATGAAGGCGTATTGCTAGACCAGATGGATATGACAGGTTACAGGTTTTACGACCCCAAAGAACTGTACATTGTCCCTCAGAATCTATCTTGGGAAGATTCCTTTATGGTACATGGTGTCCATGGCAAACACACCATGACAATAAACCACACCGGGAAGTACACTGACGAATCCGGTGGACGAGTTTTTCTTAGATCTGGTGATTTGATAGTTCTTGAGGGAGTAGACACTCCTTTGGTTATGATGGAAGATCTTATCGAATATCCTACAAGTGGAATAAATCGTCTTCGATTTCCGGTTTATGGCGTGGACTATATGGCAGATTCCACTAGGCGATACGAAGAAGGTAACGATTTCCTTGTGATAAATGGCGAAATTGTGTGGACCCCTTCACCGCTTGGAGCCACCAAGCCTGGTTTCGGTCATCCGATACGAAATCAGCCAACCCTAAATGGTGGAACCACTCTCTCCTGCGTATATTGGACGAAGCCATTTCTTGTAGTTATTGATACTCCCAGAGTATTTAGAATGGTATGGTCTAATACAATAGCTAATGCCGGAGAAACATCACAAGCAACGTATCTTCCGGGTTCTGCTGTGGTGGGCTTGTCTTGGCTCCATCCACACGCTAAACTTAATGAAGATCTATGGCCAACATAAGAGGTTCCAACATGCTAAACCCAGTCGAAGACAATCGAAACAACGAAGAAGTTGAGCCTGCTCAGCTTACTAACACCCAGCCTCGAATCCTCGATATGAAAGTACACTCGGTAAACAACAAGCCAGTGTTCTATGGTTACGAAGATGAGGATAAGGCATTCTGCGTCCCCACTAAGAGCTGGGAAGATAAGCCTACCTATCTGGACTATTTTGATACAAGAGATCTAGAATCTGAAGACCTTGGGGATATCGTAGTTAATGGCCTTCTCGATAAGTCAGATTATCAGAAGCTAAAGAGCACTGGCGTCATGGACCCGATGCTTGAACAGCTTTTTGAGAAAATGCAAGAGCTGAATGACAAATTGGTCACTCTCGAAGCAGCGATGGAAGATCAGAAAAGCAAGCAAGAACTTGAAAAAGTGAGTGATTCTCCAGTAGACGATAATGGTGTAATTGACGAGGGAGCGGATGACGGTAAAGTCCAAATCCTTCAAGAACTGTTGGATATCGTTAGAGGCGACCACACAACAGGTTCCTCTGTACTGGATCTAATCGTATCAGCTGTTAGAGGCGACGATATAGATACTCAGTCGATACGAAACGCTTTGGCTGGTGGCAGTGATGGAAACAGTGTTTCTTCGAGAAAAGGAAATAAAGACAGTAAAGCAGGAGGCAGCGAGAGTTCAGAAGGATCTGACGAACAGGATTCTGAGAAAACTGAAGACCCGAAATAAGCCCACCTCTTTAGCCCTTGAGGTTGAGGAATCCGTTAAAGGCATCATGCCTGATATCGTAGCTCTGGCTATGAAGGATTTAGAAGAACGAGCCGTGGCGTTTATCACTGAAGAGGTTAAGCGCCTCCCAATTTCTGAAGCTCACAAAGACGAGTACTCTTCAGCCTTTACCGTTGTTTCTGATTTCCATACAGAAATCGTACATATCGCCTTCTCGACAACGGAATGGGCTGTCTTTGCTATGGAAAGCGGGTGCCCCCCATTTTCAATAAAAGACAATCTACTCAGAAATGCTGTCAAGGTTTCCAAGAAGGGTTACCGATACCGAACTATTCCAATGACTAATAGAATCCCATCGACCCTGACCAATAAGCAAAAAGAGGATCAGTTCTGGGGCAAAAACATTGAACGGGATTTGATTAAGTCTGTGATAAAGAAGCTTAACTATAAGTACCAGCTTATAGAGGAGAAAGAACAGATTCGGCCAACCGGCGAACCTTCCTTTATTCGTAGAGAAGTCTTCACTGTACCGGCAGAGAAGCCGGGAGCTAAGCCAAGGAAACTCACTGAGAGAGTCAGGGTGTTTGCAACAAAAGACGCCTTCAAACGTAAACAAAAACCAGTGATGACTACTTTCACGAATTTCAAAACTGTGTCAGAAAACCCAGAAAGTCAGACGGATTGGGTACACCCTGGCTTCTCTGGCTATAATTTAATTGAAAAAATCTCTTCGTGGTGTCAGAATCAAATACCGTCAGCTTTTGGCAATACGATAGACAGATTAATGAGGGAAGTATGAATCTGCTGCCACATGTGATTGTTTTACATCACATCAGAGAAACCTTCGAAATCTTTCGTAAAGATCCTGAAATGCTTAATTTCATATTAGGCGGATACATGGTCACAGATTCCATGGTTGATGTGTATGGCAGTGATTTTATCAATTCTGCTATACGCTGGATTAGGGACGACGAATTTAACTATTGTCTAGGTTACCGTCTGGATACAGCTAAGGTTCCTAATATCAGCGTCATGTTCGAAGGCGGTACAGAGAACCAGCAGTTCATCGGAGAATATGGTTACCGTGAAAGTCTAGCGATTACTCCCGCATACTATGGCACATTCCATGCTTCTGAAATCAATGAGGATGGGGGGTTAGTAATCTCTGAAGATTACGACCTAACGAATAAGCTATGGCCAGGACTATACATTAAAAACGACAAGGTGACTAGACAAGTAACTGAAATGCTTAAGAATGGCGACTATACCGTTACCCTGGATTCTCCCGTAACCTTAGCGGATGGGCTGGATTCTTGGAAAATCTACAGTAGTGTCACCACTAAGCAGCGAGAAGTCGGCGTCAGTCTAGACCGAATCACAATAAAGATTTATCTCGATGTTCCAGGAGATCCTGAGGCGTGTGAGGTAGTCAGCTGTATTTTACGAAACATCCTTAAACATTCCAGACTAGTGCTAGATGTCTATGGTATCAACGCTCCTACTTTTTCTTACTCAGCTATAGGAAAAAATGAGAGTTATACCGGCCAAAATGTCTGGACTGTTGAATTTACGATTTCAGCTCTTATGACTGACCAGTGGATTTTGGCGACAACTAAGGGCGTAGACAGACTCACATTGAACATCGGTGGCGCGTGTTGCGGCAACTGACTGGAGGATTAGTTATGGGAAGACGTCGTAATCTGGTTTCAAAAGAGAGTAGAGAAACTCCGGTAGAACCAGTAGAAACCATTGAGCCTGTGGCACAAGTGGCTCCTATCGTTGAGCCAGAAATCAAGAAAGAAGAACCGGTGAAGGTCATCGTAAGGCCCGTTCTCATGCTTGAGGAAATTGCAAGGACTTATAAGAACTTCAAGCCTCATCATCTGCCTGCTATCGTATCATTTTTTCAATCCAAAGGCTTTGCATTAAGGGGCATGGAAGAGCAACTCGAACAAGGTCTCGAAGCCTTCGGGTGGAAGAAAAGCCTACGTAGCAAGCCTCGATAATCTCTATTCAAAGATTAAAAAGAATCCTAAACAACGATTTGTGCTCCTATAATCGTGTGTAGTAATCTATAGTTTTCAACTTCTAGAGAAGGGTAGGAAACATGACTATCGCAATAACGATTTCTGGAGCGAAGGTCGTAGTTCCTGGAACATACTCTCAATTCACTGTTGAGGACAGTCTTACCAGCGTTACCCCAGGCGCTCGTAACATTGTGATCATCGGCGAAGCTGAAAAAGGTGCTCCTGGCAGCGTACTCGACATTCGTGGTGTTTATTTCAATGAATACAATAAGCTGAGAGAATACTACGGTTCAGGACCGATAGTTGATGCGGCTCGTATGTTATTCACAACACAGGCTTCCCCTGCGTTCGCCGGAAGTGTTGGCAATGTGTATGTCTACAAGACAAACGCAAGCGGTCTCGCTGACGCCAATGTTCTTCAATCCGGCACAACATACGGCGTAATCAACTCCGCTGAATACGGAGAAGAGGGTAACCTCATCAGCAAGCAAGTAATGGCGGGAACTACAGAAGTTCTTCCTACCTTTACTTCTTATTGGATTCCAAAGGCTGAGGCAGCTAGCTTCCGAGCAAGGGTCTCCGGTGGTGCTGAGCAGACAGTTACCGTAGCATCAGAGGCACTTCCATCCGAAGTGGCTACTGCGCTAAACGGCTTAACTGGTGTTGCAGCGACAGGCGGAACACTTAAGGAAGTCGTGACTGTTGCTCAGGTAACAGCTACCGATGAGCTAGCCGTAACCGCTGCTGGTCATCGAATCACTATCGAAGCATACCTTACTGGTGGTGCAGTGCAGACCACATTCGCAGGTGCAAATATTGCTTCTGTAGTTGCTGGTGACATCCTGTACATTCCTGCCGGTTCTGCAATCAAGGGCGCTGGAGACGAGAACGTGGGTTCCTACGTTATTGTGTCTGCTTCTAGCTCTGAGATTGTTGCTGACAAGATCTCCTCTACTGCCGCTGGCGTAGAAGTAGCTCCTGTTGCTCCTGCTTCTGTTGCTTCTACGGCAATGGCTGGAGACCAGACTATCGCAGCTGAAGCTGAATTGATGGTGTTTGAACCAGTCGTTGTGTCTGTCGATGCAGTAACGGCTATCGGTACAGGCGCGTCCCTGGAGCTATACAATGCTTCCGGAACACGAAACATCGCTCAACGCTTCTGGTATCCTACTGTTCAACGTAATCCAGTAACTGCGGCGACTGCGGCAGCTGCTAGCGTTGGAATCGCAGTAGCTTCCAATGTCGGCGTAATTACTATCTCTGGTGGCTCCTTCTCAGGAACTACACGAGTTGGTGAGATCATCTGGATTAAGCCCGACTCTCCTCTTGCTGGCGTTGGCTCAGCAAACGTTGGCGCTTGGACTGTGACAGCAGCTGGTTCCACAGCAATCACAGCAAGAAAAGTAATCAACGGCGGAATCACCGTGGCTTCTGCTGCCCTAACAGGCACAGAGAATCCATTCGTAATCCAAACAGGTTTCGCTTCTACAGTTGACTCAGCTATTCTGCACAGCAGCGGAGCTGAAGCTCAGGTGTACCTAAGCGTTACTCGTCAATCCGATGGCGCAACATTCCCGACTACCCTAGTTGGTGGACGCTGTGTTCTAGGTGTTAGCTACACAGGAACAGGAACATCAGTATTGTCGATCTCCAGCAGTGGAATCCTGACAACAACATGTACTGACTCCAATGACGACCTGAGAGTTAACATCAACCAGTTCAATACGCTGTCTGACCTTGCTGTTTACCTCAGCACGAAGACAAACTACGCGGCAAGAACTCTATCCAATACTTACAACTCTCTATCGCCAAGTGTGCTAGACGAAGTTCAAGCAATTGGAATTTCCGGTGGTGTGTCCGGTGCAGCTGCTTACAATGGCAGAATCAAGGCTGACTACTACGACTTCAAGGCTCTAGTAGACTCCGATGTTACTCTGATTGGCTTCCAAGAGTCTGCTCTTCTAGTCAATAAATCTGGTCTACCTTCAGTGGAAGCTGTTGCAACATTCCTGACTGGTGGCGCTATCGGTGCAACAACCGATGCTGCAATTCTCGACGGTTTTGATGCTTCTCTGAAGATTTATGCCCGTATGGTTGTTCCTCTGTTCTCCCGTGATGCATCTAAGGATGTTGAAGACGGAATTACAAACGAGGCGTCCACCTACTCGATCGACGCAATCATCCAAGCAGCTAAGTCCCATGTTCTAACTGCTAGCAATGCTCTTAACCGCAAGGAAAGATTCGCTGTTATCGGTTATCACGGTAGCTTTGAAGATGTGAAGTCAATGGCAGGCATCATTGCAAGCGAGCGCATCCAAATGTGCTTCCAACTTGTACGTACTACAGGCAGTGACGGCAACATCCGTTGGTTCCTCCCATGGATGGAAGCTTGCTCCCTGGCCGCTGGTCGTGCTCAGGCTAACTCTGGTGTGGCTCTACTTCGTAAGAGCTTCTCCGTTGCAGACGTCAAGCATATCGGCGACCTAAGTCCATACAGCGATACCCTCGTTGTTGACTTTGATCCTGACACAAAAGACCTTGATGAATCAATCGAAGCTGGTCTAGTTTCTCTACGCCCTGTTTCTGGCTTTGGAATCCGTATGGAATCTCCAGATGCTTCTACTCGTTCGAGAGATAACGATCCTAAGGCTTGGGTTTATGAGCGTGTTTCGGTTCTGTTTGTTTGCGACGAAGTGTTGGACGCTTGCCGTACAACTCTCGATAACTACATTGGCAACAGAACCACAGACGTATCGGCGGCTCAGCTTCAGAACGCTCTGAGCAAGACCCTAGATACCTTCGTAGCAGCTGGCGCTCTTAAGAGTTACTCTGTAGACGCAATTCGGCTAATTGGCAATGGCTACGAAGCTGATGTCAATGTGCTCCCAGCAGAAGCTATCGAGTTCATCACTCTTAATGTTACGGCATCAAGAACCTAATACTTCTGAGACCCCACAACCAATACCCCTTATGGGCTAGTCTTTTGGATTAGCCCAATTTGATCTTCATCATAGTGCAAAATTTTAAGTGTCTTTTGGAAATTGTGGAGGTCACATGAGCTTCAAGGATAAGCTACAGCAAAATCGTCTTGGCTGTTTTGATAAAGCACGGCCACTCGATATTACTGAGGGCCAATGGGAAGCTGCTAAACAACACGCGCTAACTCACGGCAGTCGTCTATCGGCTGAAATAGAGCAGTCGGCCTATTACTTCTACTTCATCGGATATTCTTTCGATGACATTGCTGCTAAGCTGATGATTCCGGTAGAATCTCTAATCTACACCTGTCTATTCTATAACTGGCATGAAAGACGAGAAACCTCAGATAGCACCAGAGCCGGAGCCAAAGTAACCAAGGCCGATGCTGCGGCTATTGACCTGATAACGGACAGCATCGTAGCTACTGCTGCTCTATATAAATCCAGATTACATGAAGCAATCAAAGATCCAACTAAAGCTAAGGATTGTCCATTTATTCCTAAGAATTTCAAGGAATTACAGACTTTGCTTACAATGCTACAGAGCCTACAAACAGAGAAACCAGGGGAATCCGGCAAGCAATCTATCAACGTAAATATTGCGAACCTAGCAGGGAATAACGCTCACCCAACCTCGTTACCTACCTCTCAACGTCCTGGTGTAATCGACGCAGAAACTGTGGATGTGCTGCCTGAGCATAAATCGGAAGACACACTGGGATTGGAAGCAGGGGAAAAACTGGACCTGCTGAAACTATTAGAAAAGGTGCGTAAATCATGAGCATACCAACTGCTATCCCTAGTTTAGAGGTTCTGTATCACCACTGGCCTAAGTATCAAGAATTTCCAGAATGTAAGGGCAAAGACTTTGAGGTTGCCCTAGACACTTCTACAGAAGAAGGCTTCTGGGATTTCATGAAAGAGCGAATGAATATTTGGCATAGGCGCAACTCCGGGCTTCCTGCGCCTTGGACTGAAGACGAAGTAATTCAGAAGTACCGTTTCACTAATATTTACAGAGAATTAGATTGGCAGACGCAGGTGTGGCATACCTGGTTAAAGCAGTTTGAATACAACTTCGATCTGTGGTTCATGAACATGCTTCATTGCCGTCTAGTATGTAAACCCGACACCATAGACAAAGTCGGATTCTTGGCTTTTAGTGACCAGCTTAATGAGACGAGACATCAGGCTTTCCTGGATCTTCCTTCTCCCCGGTCTGGTTCTAGCTACAATTTTGCTCAGTATGAGTCGATGTTAATGGGCTACGAAGGAAGGCATGACGTGTACTATGTGCATGTCCCTAAAGTAGCAAAAGCCTGTGCTCGCGTTTTCAAATCTGGAGCAGATTCAAGTATTCACGACATGACCGAAGACATGGTGATTGCCTTTGAAGGAAGAATGAGATTCATTCTTGCTGAAGTCATTATGGATTCTGGTTATCAAAAGCCACAACATGTCAATGAATTCAAGATGTTCCCGATTGGCCCTGGTGCATCTCCAATGTGCAAGGAACTGAACAAGAAAGCCAAAGTAAGGCAAGTAGCTCTTACGCTTATGTCTAAGCAGCCTTCAGACTTTCCCTATCTAATAATCAATGGCAGGCCGGTATTCCTTACCACCGCCGCGATTGAACAAGGTCTGTGCGAATATCGTAAGTACAAGAACATAAAGTTCGACAATGGACGCTCTCGTCCCTTCACGCCGAGAAAATAATCACTGCGCCCTTGCACTCAATACAATTTCTTGTTAACCTAACAAGGTCTTTTAACACAGGAGGTTGTATGTCTTCTTTGATTGTCAAGGTAGTTAAGATAACAGAAATCGTACCGCACTCCAATGCAGATAGGCTTGAAGTCGCTCTGATTGGAGGATGGAGATGTATTGTTGCAAAAGAACGGTTTAAAGTCGGTGATCTGGCGATCTATATCCCGATTGACTCAGTTCTATCGGAAGCAGTTGAAGGTAAACTGTTTACTGATAGCAAAGTGAAACCAAGCAAGGGACGAATCAAATCTGTCAAGATTAGAGGAGAAATCAGTCAAGGTCTTCTCGCTCCTTTGGATATCCTGGATAACCCCGAATCTAAAAAAGAAGGCGATGACGTAGCCGCTGAACTTGGTATCACGAAGTATGAACCGCCTGATCCTTCTATGGCAGGATACAAGCAGTTCCGTTCTAAGGCTCCACGTAAGAGGAACCATAACTTCAAGAAATACACTGACATAGAGAACCTCCGATATTACGGTGAAGTCTTTACAGAAGGGGAATTCGTCCAGATTACTGAGAAACTCCACGGAACGTCGGCAAGGTTTAGCTGGGCCTTGAAGGACAAGTCTTTACTGAACTGGTGGCAGAGATTCCTGTTCTGGCTAGGAACAGTCTTCAACAAGAAATCGTGGCAGTATACTTGGGTGGTTGGTTCACGGAACATGGATCTTAACCCTGAACTATTTGATAACATCTACACACGAGTAGCTGACTTCTATTCGTTGAAACGAATTCTGAATTACGGGGAAGCTGTTTATGGCGAAATTGTTGGTGAAGGAATCCAGAAAGGCTTCGACTACGGTTTGAAGGGAGATGATAAGCGTCTGTACCTGTACGATGTTATGGTTGACGGGAAGTACCTTAACCACGAAGCATTCTTGCAGTTCTGTAGTCAACGGTATCTACCGGTAGTACCGCAGTTGTATCGAGGAGTTTACAAACCAGAGCTAATAAAGCTATTGGCTTCTGGCCCATCCAAGCTTACTAAGAACCATATCAGAGAAGGCATTGTGGTTAAGCCTGTCTCTGAAGAGAACTGCAAGATTGGTCGAAAAGTCCTCAAATATGTGAGTGATGAGTACCTGTTGAAGGATACCACCGATTTCCACTAAGACTTGCCCAAATCAACTCCTGGGTTGACTATAACTATATTTAGTCAATCTAGGAGTCTCCAATGTTTAAAACAGAGCTAGAGCGCAAGAAACTTGAAGCTAAGTTAGACGATCTTTATGAGAATCTGCTTTTCACTCCTTGCCAGACAAGAGATGAACTAAAGCAGTGGATCATCACCTTCCTTGGCATCGATCTTCCAGACCAGACTCTTTCCGAAGACAGCAACAGTAACCCAATTGATTTTATCTGGGCTGTCTACCAGTGCGCCCTTACAGGTAAGGGCAACAACTCCTTCGTGGTTGCGGCTAGCCGAAATAGCTGTAAATGTCTCGCAGAAGGAACGGTGGTGGCTACGCCTTCTGGTCCAAGATGCATAGAAGACATCGAGGTTGGCGATACCGTTTACGACGAAAACTCCAACCCAATAACTGTGACCCACGTACACGATCAAGGTATCCAGAACTGTGTTGAACTTGTGTGCAATAAGACTGGGCAGACCTTAGCTGTCTGTACAGTAGAACACAAATGGATGTTAAAAGACCAAACCGTGCGGAAAGTCAAGGATTTTCCTCAGAACACCGAACTGCTTATCAGGCATCCCCACCAGACGTTCGGCCCAATAAACGATTCAGATGGATATATCTGGGGCTGTTTGTGCGAATCTCATTCAAGAATGACTCTTGATGATTTGATTAATTACGACAGAGAGTATCTATGTGACTTCCTGGCTGGATTATTCGATACATACGGAATAGATGATCGGGGAATCTTCAAGTTTTCTAGCTATTCATTAAGAATAACGTCTATAGCGAGAAACTTACTCCTGTATCTTTATCAGGTTCAGATCCCTGTTTTATCTAACTACACCCTAAATCGCTCTGTTCACGATTTGGAATTGAATCTAAAAGTCGAGTCACATGAAAGAGCTTATAAGGACATATATCGTAGACGATGTAATCCAAAATTCACAAATACGACACCCAGTGAAGAGAGCGCAGTAAAAGTTAGTCTGCGAATAGTGGGAGAAAAACATTGCTACGATCTCACCGTTGATTCCCCTAACTCTCTGTATTGCTTACAGAATGGCCTAGTTACTCATAATACCTTGGCCGCTGCTATCATCGAATTCATGCTGATGCTCCACTTCGGTAGAGACATTATTCATCTAGCCGCTATTCTTGACCAGTCTGAAGCCGCTATTAAATATCTGAATAGATTCCTACGAATACCAGCAGTCAAGAAATATTCAAAGACAGACAACAAACGCTTAAAGGCGATTGCAAATCTACCACTAAGCGAATATCGACCAACTAATGGCTCAGAGCTTCGTGTTCTTGTTGCAAGCAAGGAATCCTCTAATGCTCAGCGAGCCTCCTGTCTGCCAGGAAATGCTGAGATTCTAATAAAGAACGGTGAAAGCATTAGCTGGTGTACCGCAGAAGAGGTTTTCTCACTAATCCAAAAAGATACAGAAATCTCCTGTTTAAGCGTAAATCCAGAGTCAAGACTAACGGAATGGGCCAACATCGTAGCTGCAATGAAGCAAGAAAAAGAGGAGCGAGTAACCGTCGATGGTCAAGGATTCAGTTTTACCGTAACCCCCGATCATCTGGTCGCAACTCCTTCGAAATCCGGAATAATATACAAAAAAGCAGCCGACCTTAACGTAGGCGAATTCATACTCACAACTCCAGAGCGACCCATATTGCATCAGAAACAGCGTTACCCTGATTTTGAAGAAGACGGGTTTTCTTTTCAAGATCTCATGGACGGTCACATGCTGGGGGACGGCGGAGTCTACCGAAGACCTAAGAACAACGCCAGATTTCAGATGTCCAAAACTACCGCAGCTGAAAGCTACTTGACCTGGCTATCCGACAGAATGAAAGATGTTTTACCCATAAAGATGTTCGACTCAAAGAGCGGCTATACCGGACAGCGACTGCTCCGAGTGGCTTCTGGCTGTTCCGCTTCATTAAACGCAACAAGAGGGCGATGGTATCCCGGCCAATCACGCTTCAAGCGTTTACCTGACGATCTTGAATTGACTTTTCAGAAACTTGCTATCTGGATTTGCGACGATGGAATATCAGGATTAAGGCGAATCTGTTGTGCAAGCTACAGCCAAGAAGAAACTGAGATACTGTGTAAAAAAATAAACAATCTTGTAGGATTTGATTGTGCATCTCTATCTTTTACGAAAAAGGGAAAAACACGGTACCCGGATATAGCTCTGTCTTGGCCCCAAGATAAGCGAGAGGTGTTCTATCATCTTATTTCATACATTCATCCGTATTATCGCTATAAGCTGAGGAATACGACTACGACATGCATTGGCTGCGGAACAGACTTCCACAGGCACAGTGCTGAAGCTAAATGCAATTCTTGCCGTTTTTCAGACAGAAAAACTCAACAAAGAAAAGTGACTAGAAAGAGCTTTCTTATCGAGAAAGCCTCGCCCTTTGTTTATGATTTCGAAGTCGCGGACAACCACAATTTCGTGGCTTATCGCTGTAACTCAGTGTTATTACACAACTGTCTTATATACGATGAAGTCGATCTCTTGGACAAGAGCATTCTTTCAGAATCTGCCATGATTGGTGACCCTGACAGAAATGGAAAACCACCAATCTTCGTGTATTTATCCTCTAGAAAGTCAGCTTCTGGCCCTATTCAGGAGAAGATTGACCAAAGTGCGGATGAAAAGAACGGAATCGAACTTCATAAGTGGTCCGGCATTGACCTAATGAAGAAGTGCGAGACATCTGTTCACAAGCCGCTACTCCCTAAGGTGGCTATTTACATCAATAAGGAAACACTGGAACAGCGAACCGAGGATGAATACAACGCGGTACTGGAAGAATTCAAGCCACAGTACGAACGGATTGAAGCGTTTGCTGGTTGTGTTGAATGTCCAGCGTTCCTAGTGTGTAGAGCTAAAGCTCCAAACCAGGAAAGTGAATCGTCTATTCTCCGAGACATTCCCTTCATCCGAACGATTGTTCGAGAAACTGGTGATATCGAGCAAATTAAAGCTCAGATTCTCAACCAGAAACCAGAAAGTACAGGTACAGTCTTCAACAAGTTCTCAAGAAGCCTACATGTGAGATCTCTGGAAGACTGCTACTATTTCGCGTATGGCGTTAAGCCTGTGAAACCCTTGGAGAAAACAGCATTTATCCATGAGCTTAGACTGAATGGCTGGAAACTGATATGCGGGGTGGATTTCGGGTATATCGACCCGGCTGCGGCTGTCTTGATTGCGTATCATTCAAAATTTGATAAACTAATCGTACTGCATACGGAAATGTGTCCAGGGTATTCTAATCAGGATTGGCTGGTTTACGTAAAAGACACTATCTTCGATGTTTATGGCTTTGATCTCCTATGTCCTGATACTGCGGATAAGTCAAGCCCAGCTGTGGCTGGAAGACTTGGAATGCCAGCCAGAAATAAGAAGCCGTTTAAGATAGATAGCGGAGTCAGTTGGCTTCGCGCAAGGCTGTGGTCTGTTGATAGAAGACTGGCCTCTTTGGTGGTGCTGAACGATCCTCGTAACGAACCTCTGATGAAGAGTTTCGAACAATGGCAATACAAGAAAGGTCCGATGGGCTTCATGTACGGAGTGTTTGAAGAAGATACCTTCGCGACCCATTGTTTTTCTCCCGACACCCTGGTCGAGACTGCATCTGGATTCAAGCGAATAGATGAAATCTCTGTAGGCGAACTCGTTTTAACTAAGGAAAAAGTCTATCGCCCTGTGACCAAAGTTTTTAAGAGAAAATACGAAGGCGAAATGGTGAAGATCTCTGCTTACGGTAAGGAGCCTCTACTGTGTACCCCGAACCATAACATCTGGACAGGCCGGTGGGAGCGTTCAAATGAGGGTCAGAAAACGGGCCAGCTAGCGCATAAGGGGAATCAGTACACTGAAGCAGGCGATCTATCTCCCACAATTAAGAACGCCAAAGCAAGAGCTACCGTAATTTACAGAGTACCGGAATTTGATGACACCAAAATCACGTTAAACCTACAAGAATTCGCACTTCCCGGTAGATACATGATCGAAAAAGACCGGTTTACAACAAACACGGGATACCAGGGAAAGAAAACTAGTTATCCGAATACTATTGAAGTTGACTATAGACTGTGTTTTATCTTCGGTTACTTTGCCGCTGAAGGCTCTTGTTCCAAGAAAGCTGGTATAGTAGACTTCGCCTCACACAAAAGAGAGAGCAAGTTCAGGCAGTTCTGTAGCTCCTATTTTAATACGTTGGATCTCCGCTCTGTAGAGAGGAAGACTAGCGACAAAGGGGTCCGTCTCTGTTTATATTCTTCTATTTTTACGAGAGTTTTCGACAGTCTTTGCTATAACACAGAAAGAGACAAGGTTCTCCCTCACTTTTTTAGAGGACTCGGCAGGAAAGAGGCTGTTTATCTTCTTGCCGGACTTTTCTTCGGTGATGGATGTTTTTCTGATAACATTAGGATAAACCTGACCTCTAAACAATTAATCCTTGAGGCTTTGCATCTTTTAACGAAACTGGGAATTTCCGCACTTTTTAGGAAAATCCACAAAGCTGGCAGATTCCCGTGCGATCAGGGTAGCCAGGTGAAGGACCAGTATGGAATCAGTCTTAATAGAACAGAATCTCAGAAGTTTTTGCAAATTATTGGCGAATACGAAGACTTGTCTCTTATGTTGAAGGGCAAAACGGTAAGAATAGACACTCCTAAAACGAATTCATGCAAAAGCCGTCATGTTGATGGAGAAACTCATTACCAATTGAGATCTATCGACAAAGTATCTGGCTGGAGTGGCTATGTATACAATCTCGAAGTAGATGAGCATCACTCATACATTGCAAATGGGATTTGTGTAAAAAACTGTCTTGATTCTCTCAGATATTCGATTGATCCTTTTGTTGTTAGCTCTACAACTAAGTATTCTATGGATACGACAGGAGTAACGAGACGTCTACCAACAGAACTAGAAGCCAAGATTGTTGTTACTTCAGCCGAAATATCTCTAAGCAGTCCAGAGAGTATGATGAGTACGATACGAGAACAATATAAGGATTTGTATCACATAGACCTTGAATCTCGTAACGCACAAGAGGATAATAAACAAAGTGATACCGAAGTAAAAAACCGAGGTAGCTTCCTTTTTAGCTTCTGACAAGGAGTCTCAGAATGGCTTACCTAAATATGAATATATCCAGAACTGCGTATAACGATGCAGTTCCTACGCCGATTCCAACAAGAAAGCTGTTCGACTATACGACTTCAATTGAAGGTCTAGTAATCAGCCGTCCCTGCGGTACAGTGAAACTGGTTTACCCCGGACAGACGGAACTTCTGGATTCTACAAGTCGAACTCTTACATACGATGCTACCTCGGAATTTGATGTTTCAATTCCATCACTAGGATACGCATCAACTACTCGTCTTCGTTGGACTGGTGTGGGCACTCATCCTGGATTTAGGACATATCGCAGTACATTGGGCGGTGCAGACACCGTAGTGAATGTGGATAGAGTGTCGAATACCTCTCTTCAGATCACCTACGACTCTGGCACGGCACTAGATTTCTCAACTTGTGCCATTGGTGACGACATTTACTTCCAGATTAGCGATGACGTGTTTACTAACCCGTTCACGGCCAATCTACAGGGACAGTATTTCAAGGTAACCAAGGTTGATCCTCTCTATGTTGTCATCAGGGACAACGGGCTTGGCTCTAATGTGACTGGTCTTGCTCTGGGCGCTGACTATGATTCTGCTTTTAGAATCTTTTCAAATAGTGGAGTTCAGGCAGGAGACAAAGTCTCCTTCTCCTCAACAGCCAACATGTACTACGATAATGCCCACTACGTTGTTGAAGTCACTGCGGTTACTGACCGAGATATCTACTACATTAACCCCTACTCGATTCCTGAGACAACGATCATCGGCGCAAATGCGATGAGCATCTATAACACGATTCTCAACTTTGTGATGATTGAAGCAACTGGACCAATCAAGTTGCGTCTTGGAAGCAGTGCAACAGAGCAAATCCAATTGAAAGAGTTTGCTAATGGCCAAGCGTTCTTCATGGGAACCCTGCAACTTGATGATATCTTTGCGATAAACGATACAGACTCTCCAATCGAAGTAATAGTGCAGACATGTTCAATTAGCGAAGGAACCTAATTATGGGGTGGTTTGATTTCCTTAAACCTTCCAAGAATTCGATAACGGCTTCCTTTCCTGTTGAAAGTCTTGAAAAAGCTGTTATTCCAGTGGATATCTCTCCGAAACTGGAAGGTTTATTAGAGAAAAGTAAGGTAGTCTTTGACCTTGAATCTACTAAAGCTACCGTAGACAACATCTACGCAAAGCTTGGCCGATTGTCGGACAAAGAACTTAGAGGTATTTCACAGTACGACTCGATTGTTTCTCTAATTATTACAACGAGATGCAATCAAGTTATGCCTTTTGGTGGCAAATCCAAAGGTAAATACCAAAGAGGATTCGTACTACGAGAGCAAACTCCAGTACAAGATGATCCCAACATACCGGCTACAGAGAAAGAAGCCGAAGCTGATTACAGAACTCGGCTATCCTCTGTGATAGCTGCCTGGATTTCTAACTGCGGGTCTAAGAACGAAGAAATCGTAGATTACGTATTTGAGAATTCTGACTCTACATTCAAAAAATGTTCTCTCAGCGACTTCATGAGCGCACAATGCCGGAATCTCCTTACGTTCGGTAGATATGCGACTCAAATCATAAGGAATAAGGACGGAATCCCCATTATGTGGCGTCCTATTCCAGTGGAGACCCTGTACAGGGTTATTGATGGTAGACTCGTGAACATGACTGGTCAGGACCAGGATGTTAACGATGAAGCTGCCGAAGATGCTAAGGAATGGAATAAGCTAGAAGAAGATAGCCAGCCAATCGCCTATGTCCAAAGAATTAACGGCAAAAATGTGTCGTTCTTTACTGAGACAGAGGTAAAGATTGGTTATTATCAAAAGCAAGCTTTCGAAGGTCTAAACGGTTATCCGCTAGCTCCGATCGAGCTAGCATACTATGCTGTTCTGATGAACTTCCATTCACAGATGTATCTACAGAATGCTTTCACCAAGGGTCTTGGCTCTAAGGGTGTAATTGTTCTCAAGACTCAGGATGGAGCGGCTTTATCTCAAGATGACGTAGAGAACTTCAGAAAACAATTCAGCAACTATGTAGCCAGAAACGATAACTCGGCAACTATTCCGGTTATTTCTGGACCTATTGAAGTGAACTGGATTCCACTTTCTGCCACTGCAAAGGATCTTGAATACGTAAACCTATTTATTCGAGTATTACAGTTAGTTGCAGCCAGCTTTCAAATCAGCTTACATGAAATCGGTTTCGGTGGCATGGACCCCGAACAGCCAACGCTAGCTGATGGAATGAAACAAGACCAAGTAATCCAAGGCGAAGAGCGCGGATTACGCATGATCATAGAAGAGTTGTACCGCCACCTCTATGATATTATCGAAGAAGCATTCCCGCAGGCTAAGGATGTATTCTATTTAGATGGAGTTGGCTTAGGCCAGAATACTAAAGAAGCGGATCTGGCCATCTACAAGGAAGAGCTACAAACATCAGGTACATTCGCCAAAATCTGGTCTGATTCTGAGCGTTCAGAAACATTCCCGTATGGCGGTCATGTTCCTACTTCTCCTGTGTTCCATGAGAATGTAGCTAAGTACATGAAATATTCCAAGTTTATGTACTACTTCTTCCATGAAGAAGATGCCATGAACAATCCTGCTTATGACTTTATTATTGATCCTGCTCTTAACGAAGCTTATCAGACGCTTAAGAATGAGATGCCCGATCTGCAAAGAAAGCAAGCAGAGCTTGACGTTGCTGGAAAAGAAGCTGAAATCCAGCAGATGCAGACTCCACAAGAACCGGAAGTAGAGAAAGCGTCAGAACTTCCTGAAATGAATATGGAAGCCGAGAAACAGAAGATGCAGCTGGAGAAACTCAAACATGCTCAGAAGATGAAGCATGAAAGAGAGAAACATCACCAGAAGCTGGCTCTGGAGCGAGAGAAACAGCAAATTAGCCTGCGTCAAAACTACATGAATGCGTTGAATCGTCCGATTTGACGTATTAAACTTGAGATTTATAAGAAAACTCAGTATCCTCTTTTTAGATCAATTAAAAAGAGGATCTTTTTATGACAGCGAAGATATTCACCCTTCCTGGGGTTACCCTACCATGTGAACCCGAAGCAATTGACTCTATGCCCGAGCTGAGCAACTCGATAAGCAATCTTGGGATAACATCCTCAAAAGCTATGGATTTTGCCCAAAGACTTACGAAGATTACTGAAAAGATTTACACTCTTTACAGTAACAACCAAGAAGCAGTCGGATTTGATCCGGCTTTTTCTTTGTTATTCACTACCGCACTGGTTAATATGGCAACAGACGAACTAATGAAATTAGGTCTGTGCAGCGCCGTAAACCAGAGCTTGTTCGAAACTTGCAGACAAACAGCAATAAAAGGTCTTCAAGAAGTTGAATATATTGAGACTTTTGACGAAGATTTTGACATAACAGGAGAAGATAAATGAAAGACCCGATCAACCTTACTCATTTGCCTCATGAGTATCTGGAGTTCTGTGTAAAGCTAGGCAATACACCTCTTTGCAGAGCAGTACAAATTGACCATGATTTCTGTCTAGACCCTGAAGAGGGAAAGCAGCTTAAGCGTCACGGCGCAGCTGGTGACTACATACTGGATTACGGGCGACGTAAAGAAATCGTTCGTAAAGAAGACTTCGAAAGAACTTACGCTTTTTGTGAGAGAGATATAGACGGGAACTTGATTGTTCCTCTAGGAATACTAACAGGAGATTCTCATGGGTGATCTTTTCAGTGGCGTTAAAGCCAAGACCAAGAAACAAGAAAACAAAGAAGGCATGGAGAACTTCAGAAAGCAGATGTACGACTTCATGACTGCGGCTGAACTAATCAATAACCGCCTGGATGTACTAGAGAAAGGTCTAACCTATCTCTTGTCCAAAGATGAAGATTTCATCAAGCACCACGCTCAAGAGGAAGCCAATGAAAAACCAGAAACCCCAGAATAATGCCTTTAAGGAAAGGTGTCTCTTGGGACTGGACGAACCAGAACAACTGGAAGGCTTCTGCCCTCATGGATTAGCCAGAGCGCAATGGTATTCCGATAATCCTGGTTCATCCGCTTCAGAGGAGCAAGCCGCGCCTGGTTGTTTCGTGCCTGGTACGCTAGTGAAAACTCTGTTCGGCTTTAAGCCAATTGAAGAGATTCTACCTGGCGACAAAGTCTGGACTCATAAGGGGCGCTTTCGTAAAGTAAAGTACGTTACCAACCGCCAGTACGACGGAATAGTCTACAAATGGATTGGCGGTAATTCGATTGAGAGTAATACGCTGTTCGACAGTCCCTGCTGGATGACAGGGGACCATTTGGTCTACACTCCGTTCAATACTACGGAGTGGCAAAAGAGCGAAAGTCTCTTTGAAATCTTCGATGAATGTGCGGAAAATATACCGTCGTTTGCTGCGGCAAAACCGGTTGTCTGCGACATCCCGTTTCGACTCCCTTTCACTCTAGAAAGATTTGAAGCATATAAGGAAGATATCCTCTGGTTATGCGGACTCTGGCTTAACAGAGGACGAGTGAGCGAAAACGATTTCTTTACCATCTCAGTAAATCGGCTCATGGTGAACAAAGTAGACGAGAAACTGAGAAGACTCCTTACCATAATGAACGGCTGGGTAGAAATTGAGACTGAAGACGAGTACATCGTTTTCATCTGTCACCACAAGGTCTTAAATTCTTGGTTCAAAAATCATTTCGGTGGCTCCTACAGCAGTAAGCGACAGAAATGCGTTCCTAAAGAATTCTGGCTTATTCCTGTTTCGGAATTTGAACAGGTCTATCAGGGAATGACCGATGCCATTTACCTTAGAGATGGAGGCAGTCTTTCCCGATTCTTTACTGATTCCAATAAGTTAGCGGCGTGGCTTCATACCATGCAAGGGAATAAGGGTATTTATCGACCTCTGCCTAAGCGAGGAATGGGAGATCTTGACACTTATGTTCTGGATATGCAGGAAGATAAGGATAAGTGGTACGTGGACATGGGTTCTTATTTCATGTTCAAGCCAACTTGGTGCATGAGAAGAAACTATTCGGGTAAAGTATATGACCTAACAGTTGAAGACGACGCATCCTTTGATGTTGGTTTCATCGTACATAACTGTAATTACTCCGTTATCTCGGAAGATGAAGACGGATACTGCTTTTACAAGATGATGAAGAATAAGGAAGGGCGAACATTCTCTGATGAAGAGATTGCTATCAGATTAGGATTAACTTCCTCTCAAGTAAGAACTATATACACCAGAGCATTGGCTAAGCTACAGAATACGGAAACCATCAAAGAAATAGATGAACTCCGCAAAGCTGGCTGTCTGTTTGATCAGCCAGAAGCAGATGACGACATCTACTATCCTGATGTAGTTTCGGATTCAGCTGATGGCGGGTATTGTGAAGAAGTTGAAGATACAGGAGGCGGAACCTCTAAGAGAAGAGGACGTCCAAGAATGTCCGGCAAACTTGCTATCGTCAACCCTGACGCTTGAAGTCTAGCCGGACATTCTTAAAGAACTGATCTGCACTAACAATAACAGCAGCGCGATCCCTCAGACGAAAGATATACCAGAACCAGAACTGCCAAAAACCCCATTGAAAATAAATGGTTATGCGATTGGCCTCTGTATCATAGTGCATCTCTAGTTGCTGAAACTCATCACCAAACAGGTTGACAAGCATACTGCGAAAGAGATGCAGGGTGTATGATGGTCCGATCGCAGTTCCGTCAACTAGATTGCCTTTTCCTGAAAGGTAATCCTTGCATTGACCAAAGAACTGGCTGATTTCTTCCATTTCAGACGAGTTCTGGCTCTTTGACTTCATCTTCCTTAGCTTCCATCGTGAAAACTTTATCCAGTGTATCTATCAACTCTGCATCCATAAGAAGATTCATGCAGGGGAGTTTAAGAACAATGGGTTCTGTCTTACCATCAACCCTAGCTTCGTACATAACTTCAAGAGCTTCAAAAGCCTCGTCATCAGTCATGTAGAATTCAATCTTCTTGAGGTCTTCAACCGCAAGCTGATCATAAGGGAACTCTGATTCAAGAGAGGAAATCTCGTTCAGCTTATCCGCCAAGTCATTCAGCCAACGCTCATGTTTCTTGACCTTAAGAGGAGCCTTAGGTGGCTCAACCTTCATGAAAAGCTGCCACAGAAGACTTTCGACACTTAGAGTTAGCTGTACTGGTAGGTTCTGATAGTCTTTGACTTCCTCAGAAATACCAAGAGCTTCTCTCAGCTGCTTCTCTTCCTCTTCAGAAACATCTCTATCTTTCGGCATAAAGGCTTTTACAGTAATGTCATGGACAAATTTTCTTTTCATATTGCACCAATTCCCTTCTATACGTATGTAATCGGGTTAACTACAACTATATATCTATTCTTCGGTATTGTCAACCTTGCGTTTATAGCGTCTCTTCCTAAGAGCATTAATATGATCAATCTCTTCAGGGGTAATGTTGGCCCACTTATCAGCAGCCTTCTCCTTGCCGCCTAGTTCGTGGTATTGCTTCCGTCTCCATGCTTTACACCGGTATGGACGCTCTTTTCTAAATTCCCAATATTCGCTAGTAGTCGGATGATGCACTTCGCAGTGCTTGCACCACTTCATTGTTTCCATTCAGTTATTCTCCTTCTCCAAAATCCTAACAAAATTATAGAGCGTAGAGAGAGCCTAGAATAGATAGTAGACTTATTGTGTACTCCCGATAGGAGAAAACTTCATGGTATCACTATTGCCAGCAGTGCTAAGTCCTCAACAAGAAATGATTCTTCCTCCTATTGTTATGTATGATAGCCATATAAAAATTGGTCTCATCTCGTCTAGAACTGTAAAGAAAGTTCGTTTCTCTGTATTAAAACGACTGAAAGAGCTTGGTAACCCGTCGGAATTCATACTGAACATTGATTCCAGAGGTGGTGACGCTTATGCGATTCTTGCCCTAGTGGACATGATTGAACAGCTCAAGGCTAGCGGTAAGACTGTTATTACCTATTGCTCATCTAGAGCCTTCTCAGCGGCTTCCCTTCTTCTCTGCTGTGGTTCAAAGCGTATAGCCAGCCCGCTATCTACTGTTATGCTCCATTCAGTTCAAGTGTGTCCTGGCGAGGGTCGATTTTCCGACGTAGAAATTGAAATGAAAGAGGCTAAACGTCTTGAGGGTATCCTCTTTGAT